TATGTTGCATTGATCTTATCGGCTGTTTGACCCGGCCTGGGGAACCTTGCCTCTGCTTGCTCTTCATTGACAGGATTCCATTGGCGCTCAACCATGAGCATATCTGAGCAGAACTGCAGGTTGAGTCCCTCTCCACTTGCTAGAGTGGAAGCTATCATGATTCTATAATCATTCGACTTAAAGTTAGTGATAGCTTCGTCCCTTGCTTCGGGACTCATAGCTGATGTAACTTCGAGGATACCTTTGCCCCACTCAGCAGGCCACTCTTTAGCCATCTTCTCAAGTTTCATCTTGATAGTTTGGCCTACATCCTTGTGATGTACGAAGATTGCAAGTTTACGGTCGGTAGTCATGATAAACTCTTCCGTAAACTCGACTACAGGGTCAACCTTGGCGATTCCGGTGAGGTGCCTCATCTTACTGAGGAAGGCGAGGATTCCTCCGGATGACTGCGCGGCGCTCATGCTATCTTTGTGATCGTAGAAATCGTTGAACTCGAGCAACGTCTTCTTGTATTCCTCTTCTACTACTTCTCCAAGATCACTGAATGAAAACTGTCTGAAGATATCGGGTAGATCGGGGAGTACATCTTTACGCTCACGTCGTAGGATGAAATCCTTCGTGTACTCTAGGAACCTAGCAGGATCTTTCAACCCACCTGTTTTAGTCTTGTACCCATCGAAGTAGGTATCACACCACCCGTAAAGAAACTGGCGCTCTGAAGGGAATTTATCAGGTCGAAGGATATTGAGGATTGGGAAGTACTCAGCGGCATTGTTCTTAATCGGCGTACCGCTTAGTGCTATTACATGCTCAACGCTGTCACACATCTTCCTGATAGCATTGGTTCTCTTTGAAGAACCATTCTTAATCAGTTGGCACTCGTCGATGATAACAGTCTTGACCTTACACCTCTTCATTTGCTCGACGATAGTCTCACCGCATTGAACCATCTCGGTGATTCCTCTCTTTTTCTCAGCAGCGGTGGGATTCCTATATCCGATACGCCACGTTGAATCGAGACTGACGATGAACAACTCCATGCCCTTGAGCATCTGAGTTCGAGTATCATCGATGATCTGGGGCACGAAGTCTCCCCATCTTACCGACTCCTTATTCCACTGAATCCGTAAGCCGCTCTTACAGGCGATTACGGCTGGAAGGCATTCGGGATGAGCCTTGAGGAATATCTCAGCTTGCACCGTCTTGCCTAGTGCCATCTCATCGGCTAGCAAGGCGCGCCCATTGGCTCTTTCGAGGAAGCGTCCACCTTCTATCTGATAAGGGAATGGACGCTTTCCATCTAGGGAGGTGATATCTAGTGTATCGTGGTCTTGAGGAGCCACGCCTAGCACAGTCTCACTGTGTCCACACTGATATCTTCTTATGGACAAAACGCCTACCTTCATCTCCCCCGCGAGTGTCGCGGGTTTCTGACAAGTGGGGCACATATGGAGAACTCTAGCCACGTGTCCTCCATTCGATCCATGCTGTGAGAGCCAACCAGATGATTGGCTTGAGGATCTCACTGATTCTATCGAATCGGTCCATTCCTGAGATATGAGGCTTCTTAGCAGACTTAATCATTGAGATACCTCTCAATCTCGACACGAGACTTGCCAGTTGTCGCCATCAAGCTACGGATGTGACGTTCCATCTTGCCTAGCCTGACACCTTTCTCGACCTCTGTCTGCGGGGCTTTATCAATCGGTGACTTCTTACGGCGAGGCGTCTTGCTCTGTCGCATAGCCTGTATAAATTTCTCCCGTTCGGCCGCCGGGATGTTGAGGAGAGCTTCTTCTTCAAGCTCGGTGCGAAGCTTCTTGGTGCCCATAGCCTCGGCTTTGAGCATCTCAATTTGCTTACTGAGGAACAGGATGTGATGGGTGAGTTGCTCAGCATCCATGTCCGCACACTCTAGCCTAGCCTTATTCTGGGATTTCATGATTCCCAGCGGTGTCAGCTTCTCTCCATCGAAGTCTTCGAGAGGATTGAACGGTTCGGCGCCCTTGCCTAGACAGCTTGGGCACAATCCGTGGTTGAGCAGGTCAGGATGCCTACATTTTGATCGAGCACCATGACTCCACCACAATCCACAGCCTTGTGGACCTTTGTTGTTAGGTACAGACGGTTGACAAATGTGGCTACATTCGGTAGGTTCTGGGCTGTCGCCTTCGACGAATACCTTTGAGCTATTCTCCACATTTTCCACTCGGCTCGGCTGCTCCGCTCGGCTGCTCTGCTTTTTATTCTCAACGCCTAGCTTCTCGGAGGAACGCTTCGGCGCTGGCATGAATTTTACACACTCACATTCGAGTATGTTGCACTCTTGACTATCGTCATGTGCATCTTCAGGATGCCCACAGATACAACTGATGGCTTCCTGTGGAGTAGGTTCGCAAGGCTGCACTTTCTTGATCTCTGGTTTAATTTCAGAGGATTCAGGCAGTTTGGGAACTTTCGACTGGGCGATCAATTTCTTGAGATCCATATCTATTTCACTTTCCTCATTTCTAAGTCGTTAGATTCAGTTTCGTAGACTGCTGCGAAGAAGGACGCTCGTGCTGCTTTAAGCTGTCCCAGAGAACGCTTCAATTCATTCTGCGCGAGCTGCGCAGAATGGCTAGTTGATAGCGCCTTGACTTCAAGCGCATTGATCAGTTCGTTCATAGAGTGAACGATTTCTTCATTTCTGGGTGTCATCTTTTTCCTTCCTTGGTTCAACCCACTTCTCGATGAATTTCTCATAACTAGAGAATCCATACTCTTCTCTCAACAACTCTTTATCCCAGTGCGGCTCATCACCAGGTACATCCTTCCAGACATTTACTTCCGTCATTTTATTTCCTCAGGCCTGATCTTCATAACCCAGTAGGCCAGCTGGGTGAATGCCTCGAAGTGAAAACTTCGAGGACATTTTCACTATCTGAGGATTAGACGCTAATCGTCTCCACTTCGTAGGTCGTGTTGAACATCATGGGAATGAATATCCCATTGTCTAGACGAATGCCATGCTCGTAAATCTCGAGTCCTCTGAATCCTTTCTTGTCGAGCCAGACTCCCTGGACGCTTACGAAGCGGCCTTTGTCATCGTTGCGAATAATTGAAATGTGCGTCATCGTTTAATTTTCCTTCTCTGAGCAGCAGCTTGGCGCTCTAGTCTACCTTGAGAGCACCTTGACTACCCAGGTAACTGAGCAGCTATATTCGGTTGCTAGTCTCCTTGCTCGTTCTGAGCAAATTCCTCCTTCTCTAGCCTCAGTGATAGGCAGAGCGCAATATAGGCAGAATGGGTTGCCTACGTGAGCGATCTCATCGAGATCGTGTTCTTCGAGCTTTAATGTTGTTTTCTGCATTTTTTCCTTGACTGATAAAAAGCGGAAGGGTAAAAAACATATGAAATATATGGAATATTCAGGTGAAATTCCGGTATATTTCAGTGATTTTTCCCGGTAAGTCGTTGAAAACAAAGGGGTTCCGCGATTCGTATATATGGTAGCATAAGGCATAGGCTAGAGTCAAGTACAAACAAAGCGTTTGTTTTCAACAACTTACAAGGAATCATGTAAAAATTACACTATTTGTTAAAAAGATCGTTCATAAATGAATAAAATCCAAAAAATCGCTAAGTTATTGATTCTATTATATATATATATATATTATTATATATGTATAGGTGTGTATACCCCTGGGTATGCAAAAATTGCCAAAGCCTTTGGAATCAATAGGTTAAAGCGCTTTCAGTATGCGCTTACATGTCAAATAACGTCCAAAAAACCTCCAAAAAACTCCGCAAAAACTTCCAATTTTTCTAAATTCTTCTAAACTTTCACGTTTTTACTAGCGCTTACATTTTACAGAACGATCCTTCACAGCATTGATGAGGAATATACAATCGAAATATATATGAGAAGCGTATATATACGGGAATCTCGACAATGGCCTGGAAGGGCAAATAAATGAGTTCCGGCTAACCCTATGAAAAGAAAGCACTTAGGGCAATATAATTTTCCTTGACTTGCCTGGGGCAGAATGCTATATTGGAATCACGCCGAAAAGGACGGCGAAACGAACATGTTTACGATGAAGGCTGTTGTCAAGGTTAAGAATGATAAGGGCGTAGTTATCGCCCAACAGGAATACGACAAGGTTGTATTCGAGGGTATTGCCCTACTCGAGGGTAAGGTTGTTACCGGGGATAACATCGAGCAGTTATTGGGCGATGCTATCGCTTTGCTTCAGAAAGAGGCGGGGGAGGATGGGAACGGCGTTGTGGAGATGCTCAAGAACGTCACTTACGCCCATGACTTGGGCGTTCGGGCGTCCATCCGTCAGTCACTGGTAACGGCGCTGGAAGGTCCGGACAAGGCTATCGACAAGAGCGTCAAGAACTTCATGGCAGCCCGGGCAGCCGCTGGCAAGCCGATTAGCGAGGAGGCAGCCCGTAAGAAAGTCATGGCGATGATGGCTGACGAGGACTAGCCTAGTCCGCATGTATAGCGCGGTTGACGTATCGAGCCAACCGCGCTATATTTGTTTCAGCCGCGAAAAGGACGCGCAAACGACAATGGAAAAGATTAACGATTACGACTACGATATGAACGATGGATTCCTGAAGGAACGACAGAGCGCAGTAGAAACGCTTCAGATGATGGCTAGGGAGATGGCTAGCATGGCTCAGAGAGATGGTAACGAGCCGAAAGTCACTGGCTTGAACGTACGCTTTATGGACGGTGGAGCGTATATCACGGCTACTGTCAAGGCGAGCCGATTCATTAGCACGCGATAGGGTATATACCCCATAGGCCCCGACAACGGGGCCTTTTTCGTCGAGCGCGCAGCGCGTTGGTGAATCAGTGGATAGCCTCTAAAATTCGTTGATAGCTTATGAATAACTTGTCGAAACAGAACCACCAGAATAGCACCTTCGTTCACAGCACGAACGAATAGCCCCTAAGCCCTTTGTTTTCAAATACATACGATTTTTCTTGACTTTTGAATTTTTCTGTGTTATACTACTATTTGGGAACCACCTCGCTTGATTAGTTTATATTCTGGTTCCATATATTTCGGGAAGGAGGTTAACATGTTCGTGACAAAAGAGGAAGCGCTCAGACGCCTGAATTCGCCCAGGAACATCAGCGCCCTCGCTCCTTCCCGATTAGCTTCTATCCCAGCTCCCGTTAGCCAGGCTCCCGTTAGCCAGGTAGAAATCAAGAAGCTCGACCAGACCAAGCCAGGCCGAACGTGGCTAACCGAGGAGAAGCGAACAGAGATAGCCGCTCAGGTCATCCAGAATCCTCGTATGTCCCAGAAGGATATCGGCCTGATGCACGGTGTCTCACCGCAGACAGTGAACGCTGCCAAGGTGGGCCGATCAGGACGGAACCCTCCTACCCTCGAGCGTAAGGCTGTTCGTGCGGATCTGCTTGCTCAGGCAAAGGACACGGCGCTGGAGAAGTTGATGGTGGCTCTAGGGTTGCTCGATGAAGAGAGGATGAGCACCCTAGAGTCAGCTAAGGATGTCAGTCGATTCTCTAAGGACATGGCATCTGTCTTCAGCTCATTGACTTCGACTCAGCAGACCAGCGCACCTCCCGTTAATTTAATTATCTATGCTCCTGAATCAAAGAAGGAGAGTCAATTCAAGGTGGTCGACGTATGAGTAAAAGCACGATACTTAGTCCAGCAGAGGATTGTCTAGCACGGGTGAACTCAGCAATTGACCACATGCGCGACCATGCTCCTGACACTCCACTCGAACGCTTCCTAGCACAGGAGATTGCGATAGCGAAGGCGGAGGTTTTCGAGGAAGCAGGATGGTACCTCGCCGCTGATACGTGGAGGTTTGCTGCAAAAGTGCTTGGGGAAGAAGAGATATCAACACGGTTAGCACTCCATGACTCAGCAATCGTTCATACTATGAACGAATAGAATCTAGAAGGAGAATGAAATGGCACCCGTCAAGTTAGTCCTTCTGGTCTTAGCATTTGTGTTGTTCGTCCTAGCTGGAGTTGGGGTAGCGCACCCTCGAATAAACCTGATTGCCGCTGGACTTGCAGCATGGGTCTTGAGTTTGTTGTTTTAGAAGTTTCAAGGAGAATCAAATAAGATGAGTGGATACTTTGCACGAATCACGCCAGTTCATGGTGGTCATCCTGATCAAGGCTTGCCCGATTGGGAAGCACCAGTTGACCCTGGATATGGAGTAGGTGGAGATCACGTCTGGCCTCCAGCTACCCTCCCCCCATTGCCTCCCGGAGTATGGCCGAATCCTCCCGTCGGGACATGGCCTCCCAGCCGTCCCAATCTTCCCTCACATCCCATTGTAATATATCCCCCACGTCCCGATCAGGGGTTGCCGCCTTCTGGCAACCGTCCCGATCAGGGGCTTCCCGGATCTCAGCCGGGAGTAGACAATACACTCCCCATGCCTCCTGCAACTATCTGGCCTCCGTTGCCTCCCGGCACTGGAGTAGCTGGCAAGGCGTTGATATTAGTCTGGGTTGTCGGAGTAGGCTATCGTTGGCTGGTAGTTGGTGCGACTGATATCTGGCCACCTCAACCAGTCAAACCAGATCACAGTTTACCACCGACCCCTCAACCGAAGTCTTAACAAGTTCTCCTCAGAGGGTCCCTTGGCTTCCTTGGGAAGGGGTGCCTCCGTCCAGAGGGGCCCTCTGAAGAGAAAGGAGAATAGAATGAATCAAATACTCGAAAAGACACTACCTGCTATCTTGCAGGAATTCGAGGTTCTCTATGCAGTACGCCCCGGACAGCCGAAGACAGGCGCTGACAAGCTCAGCTGTATCGTCTTCATTGCTCAGGCAATTCTCATGTGCTCAGGCGAACCTGTCGTAGGAGTCCTCAGTGTTGTTGATGACGTGACATTCCTAATCAACAAGATGAAGGATGAAGGACAGCTGGGAGGGCATGGCGCTGATGATCCTGTCCCTCGTGTCGCTCTTCAGACTGACGTCTTGGATAACTCTCCTGAGACACCAATAGAGCGGTTTGCTGAGCGGACTTATGAGTCAGACCTCCAAATCAACCGACCTCTTAGTGACGAGGGGACTGAAGAGCAAGAACAGGAGCCTTTCAGGTATAAACTTCCTGACAGCCTCAAAAAGCCCCCTGCTCAGATCTGAAGATGGCTGATATAATCTGGGAACCAACGAAGCGTCAGGAAGAGTTCGCGAGTATTCCTGATAGCGTTGGTGAGGGATTCTACGGTGGGGCAGCAGGAGGGGGAAAATCAGAACTCCTCTTCATGCTGCCCATCATTAGGGGATTCTATCAGGCGCCGAGATTCAAGGGGCTCCTGATGAGGCGTACCTTCCCTGAGCTTGAGAAGTCCCTGATCTTAAGATCTCAGGAGTGGTACCCACATACTGGCGCTGAATACAATCGTCAGCTGAGAAGATGGCGCTGGCCGAGTGGAGCTATATTAGACTTTGGGTATGCACAGCATGAACAGGATATCCGACAATATGACACCACCGAATACAACTACATTGGATGGGATGAGCTTACGTCGTTTACAGAGTTTCAGTATAGCTATCTCAGTTACTCTCGATGCCGCACCTCAGACTCAAATCTTCCTGCTATCGTCAGAAGTGCTTCAAATCCCGGAAATATTGGACATGGTTGGGTCAGAGCTAAATTTGTTGAGCCAGCTCCATACGGGACAATTATTAGAGATAAACGTAGTGGTCAGAAAAGAATCTTCATCCAGAGTCTTGCAACAGACAACAAACATCTCATGAAAGCTGACCCGGAATATGTGCGTCGCTTGGAGATGCTACCCGAGGCTGAGAAACGTGCGAAACTATACGGTGACTGGTGGACATTCTCTGGACAAGTATTTGACGACTGGAGAGTCGAGCCCTTCGGCGATGAGCCGTCTAATGCAAGGCATGTCATCCCTGCATTCTCCATTCCCGAGTATTGGCCACGTATCGTTGCCACAGACTGGGGATACTCAGCAATGGCGTGGACTGGATGGGCTGCTGCAGCGCCGACGGGTCGTGCATATATCTACCGGGAATATGCATGTAAGCAGACGAAGATTTCGTCTTGGGGAGCGGATGTTGGTCGCTTGTCTCAAGGGGATAACCTCCGCGATGCTGTTCTTGATCCGTCAGCTTGGCAGAATACAGGAGTTGATAAAACAGTAGCGCAGCAGCTATGCGATGTTAGTGGAATCAGTTACAGGAGGGCAGACAATGATCGGCTGGGCGGAAAGACTCTCATGCAGGAGTACCTGCGCTGGAGAGCGAGGCCACCAAGGGTGGTCCCTGAGGTAGGATTCGATGTTGACTTCGCTGAGTATATCCGACGGAATAAAGGAACCGATGCGTACAACCACTACGTTGACAGGTTCGTACCTGAAGAGGAAGAGAAGAATCTGCCAAAACTCCAAGTCTTTGGTAGCAATCCTGTCGAAGAATTCGGAACGGCGCCGGAATTTATTAAATGTATACCACTCTGTGTATACAACACTGATGGCATCAATTCCAAAAAAGACAAGGAAGATGTTGCCGAGTTCGATGGTGACGACCCCTACGATGGCGGAAAATATCTTATCAAGGCTGTCGATCGCTACTACAAGATGTCAGAAAAGGAGTCGGAACAAATTGAACGTAGGGAAAGCATCGTTAATCAGTTCAAAGCGACGGGGGATTACAACACCCTCCATAGACAAATGGAGCGCTTTGAGGCTAGCCAGAGGAAACAACTAGGAATAAGGAAGTTTCACCGTGCTGGAATTCATTCAAGACCTTTTTAAATTCGAGCCCAAAGTTAAAGTATGTCAGACTTGCGAGGCTCACGTAAAGTCGATCAACTTACTCCAGTATCATATCTCCGACCTTAAGGATGAGATTGTTCAACTTCGAGCAGAGAATGCGATGCTGCATGAAAAGTTATTTCAGGCAGTCCGATTGAATGCTCCGCTGTTGTCAGCTAATCAAGGTATCCGAGCCAATGACTTACAGGGTCAGACGACAAATCTACCAGTTAAGAGTTGGCCTCGATTGAAACAGGAGCTTGAAAGAGCCCATTTGAAGAAACCAGACGATGCTAAACTGAAGTATTGGCAAGGCATAAATGAGAAGGCTGGATCTGTGCTTCTAGACAAGCAGGGGCGTCTGTTTGCGGATCAGGAAGCAGAGGATATCAAAGAATTGGAGAAAGATTTCAATGCCAGTCAAATCAGCGAAACAATTTAGGTTGATGCAGGCTGCTAAGATGGGAGGCGTCGGTGGCATTCAGCCGAGCGTTGCCCAGGACTTCTTAGATAAGACTCCTCACAGCGTCAAGTCAAACTTCGCCAGCGCCCCTCGTCCCTCTTCGAGTGGAGCGGCGTTGAGCAGCGGAGCGGCGCCGAGCAGCGGCTTTGCTAGCAAGAGCTTTGCCAAATCAAAGTCGAAGAAAAAGAAGAATGCCCGACCTTACTGACGTAACGAAGCTCGATGAGAATGTGAAGTCTGCTATTCTTGCTCTGCTTACACTAGCCGAGCAGGAAGATGAATTCATCCGTCTTCAGCAGATGAAACAGTACAAGAGGAATAATCTGTTCTGGCATGGTTTCCAATATTTATTCTGGTCGGACGCTGATATGGATTGGCGTATCCCCACGCATGACCAGTTTCAGGAAATTCAGAGCAGAGAAGAGCATGAACTCATCTACAATTATGTCATCAATATCTATAAAGCGCACGGGGAGTCGATCATCGCGGCTTTATCGGCAGACATTCCTACCGTCCAGTTTGGACCAAGGGATGCTCAGGATCCAAACGATCGAAGAGCAGTCGAGGCCGCTGACAATTGCGTTGAGCTTATCGAGAAATGGAATAGGGCCAAACTACTTATCATCAACGCTCTATTCTTCCTTGCCAATGAAGGCTTCGTCACGTCCTACACGTACAATAAAAAAGACGAGAGCTTCGGTAAGGTAAACATTCCACAGTACTCGACAAGGATGGAGCAGACCACTCCGGATATGCTCTCTTGTCAGAACTGTGGATACCAGGAGCCCGTTCCTGATCTACAGTCCAATAATTCTCCTCATCAAGAAGTTGGCGGACAGGTAGCGGGGATGGGCTCCTTGGATCAGCCACAGCAGAATTCTCAGACATGCCCTCAATGTGGCAGCCCGATGGAAACTGTCCCTGGGATTCAAGAGATGGTTCCATTTATGTCTGGAGAGCGCCCGATCCCCAAAGGGAGGGAAATCGTTGAGATATACGGCGCTCTTAATGTTCGAGTTCCCTCATACGTAAGCAAACAGGCTGATGCAGGCTATCTCATCCATTACGTTGACGCTCACCCTGCAATGTTCAAGGATGCCTTCCCAGATGTCGCTGAGGATATTGACATAGATCCAGGGCAAGATTACGGACGCATGATGCGTCAGTCTGCACTGAGCATGGAAGGCTATCAGGCTACTGTCCGTCTGGCCACGCAGAAAAGAGTCTGGTTCAGACCTTGGATGCTGAATGCTTTGGACGAAGCTCATAATGAAGCTGTAGATTGGCTAAAGAGTAAATTCACCACCGGGTTATACACTTCTGTTATCGGAGAAGTAGTCTGTGAGCTCCGAAACGAAAGTATGGATAAGCATTGGACGATCACTAAGGCGGGGCCGTCTAAGGGTGTGCACGCCGATCCTCTCCTCCAGTCATTAGTTCCCATTCAGGAGCTAACAAATAATCTTGAAAATCTCATGGTCATGCAGGTGGAATATGGAGTTCCGGCAACTTACGCTGATACTGAAGTCTATGATTTTGACGGCCAGTCAAGACAAGAAATTAGTCCAGGATTTGTCTACCCAGTTACTCCGCGACCTGGCCAATCCATCTCTGACGCCTTCTACACGGAACGAACGTCTACTCTTGCTAAGGAGGCTACAGATTTTAAGCGATCACTTGAACAAGACGCACAATTTGTTGTTGGAGATGTGCCATCCATCTACGGAGGAGCAAGTTCTGGAGGATCTAAGACGCTTGGAGAATATGAAAAGAGTAGGTCTTTTGCCCTCCAACGCCTCTCGATAGTTTGGTATTTCATCAATGTATGGTGGGGAGAGACTATGCACAAGGCGCTCCAGTCTTTCATTGCTCACCAGATCGAAGACGAGCCAATTACCTCGAAAGATGCTAGCAATGGCATGTTCCAGACTAAATGGATTCGTCAGGCTGACATGAAGGGCTCCTTCGATAGACTCGACCCAGAAGTAAGTACAGACTTCCCGGTCAGCTTTGCTCAGAAAGCACAGAGGCTAATGAGTCTACTCCAGTTGAATAAGCCTCAAATTGACGAAGTTATCCTTAGCCCCGAGAATGCTGGCCTTGTTAAGCAGTATACAGGACTGAGAGAGTTTATCATACCCTCTGATATCCAGCGGAATAAGCAGGTATCAGAAATTCTTACACTTATTGGGATGGAACCTGTTGAGGATGCTACGGGACAGATGTCATCCAGCGTGGCTGTTGAGCCTGATCTGGACGATCATGAGATTCATATTGATGTGCTGGTCGATTTTCTATCTGGTGATACAGGACAGGACCTGAAAGAGAACAATCCGCCAGCTTATGCTAATTGCCTTGCTCATTTGATGGCGCATAAGCAACTTCAGGCGCAGGAACGCCTGAAGGATATGATGCAGGGCCCCCCTCCGCCTGGAGGACAAGGACCAGGGGGACCTGGAATGGGCCCACAGAGAGTGAAAGGTGCGCCAGCGCCGCCTCGACCTCAACCAGAAAAATCAGTCGTCTGAAAAATAAAAGGAGTAAAAGATGATATTCGGAGGCAACGTATACAACCTCGATACTGAAGGCACTCAGAGGATTGACTTTCAGGACAAGTCAGTTGCGACTGTCGAAGTCATCGGCGCTTGGGCAGTTCTGCTCTTTGCAACTAAGGACTGTCATGTCGTAGCAGGAGAGAATCCCACTGCTAAACTGACTGATTTCTTCCTCGCGGCGGGGATGTACCTCGCTGTCAATTGTCCAGCCGGAACGAAGATAGCAGTCATCAGATCCATCGACCGTGCTGTCAACCCTCTGATGCGTCCCAAGGATGAGCTGGGAGACCCAGCAGACAAGATCGGATCTCTGTACATTACGCCAATAGGCTAAGAAAAGCCGATAAAAAATAAGGATAGAAAATGTCGCCAACTAATGAGTCCACCGACAGGACGATTGACCAGAAAGAACAGCTTCGGGCTGATATGGAGATCCTCAACGCTGATGAAGACGTTGAGGTTAAGGACAAATCTGGGAATTTAGAGACTGAAGAAGGAGAAGAAAAGGGAGTAAAAGTTGAAGGAGAGGATAAAGAAGAAATTGAAGGAGATGGAGAAGGTAAAAAGGAAGACGGAGAAGAGGGAAAAGAGGAAGAAAAGGGAAGAGAAGATAAAGAAGAAAGAGCCGGAGAGCACGCCAGACCAACCCTGACTGAAATCAAGTCAAAATATCCCAATTTCTTCAAAGATTTCCCTGAAATGCGTCATATGCTCTTCCGTGAGCAGGAATACACCACTTTATTTCCTACGATTGACGACGCTAGAGAGGCTCAGGAGCAGTCTCAAGACTTCGAGCACTTTTCAAATCTAATCAAATCTGGTAGAGTTGAGGATTTTAGCGAATTCCTGAATGGAATCAAGCAAGTTAATAATTTGACTAGTTTCGCTACTAACTTCCTCCCAGGATTGTACAAAACTGACAAAGATACCTATTTTGCTGTCACAACGCCGATAGCAGAATCTTTGCTGAGAAACGCTTATAAAGCAGCGCAGCAGAGTGGCGATGAGAATCTACAGAATGCGGCGTTGCATATCGCACGGTGGGCACTTGGCGACGTAGGATTTGCAACTGGAGAGAAAACAACTCAAGTCGCCGAGCCTGAAGCTAAGAAAGATCTCAAATACGAGCAGGAGAAAGAGCAGTTTTACACTCAACGCTATAATGATTCAAAGCAATACGTGAGCGCCACGGCCTATACCAGACTAAGTTCTGAAATAAAGAAAGGTCTGGACCCCAATGGCGTTTTCAATGACTTTACGACCCAGCTTCTCGTAAAGGAGATCCTAAATGAGATTGGAGGTACACTAGAAGCTGATAGGGTGCACATGGATACTATCAATTCCATGTGGCGACACGCCCACAAGGCTGGCTTTGCTGGAAACTGGAAAGACAGGATATTATCCACGTACATGTCACGTGCCAGAGCTATTATGCCAGCGATTAGAGCGAGAATTCGTCAACAAGCCCAAATCGACCAGGAAGAGCGGATCGGTAAAAAGGATGAGAGGGCGACCAAATCGCTTGATCGTAGGGAGATCCAGGGATCACAGAATACTCAAATGGGCAAGGCAGGTGGAAGAGCACCTTCTGCACAGGAAGTAGACTGGAGAAAGACATCTGATATGGATATCCTTAATGACAAAGTAACTCTCAAGAAAAAATGAAAAATAAAGAGGTAAGCACGTGGCACAAACAGAGCAGCAGGTAGTTGCGCTAGAACTTGAAAGAGTTCTCCCCAAAGTCCCTACACTGTTCGATCGTGAGGGGCTGTTCTACGCGGCGCTGGAAAAGCGGCCAG